TGAATTTCGAGTGCCAGGCAGACCCTGCCGACTCGTTCACCGCACGGGCCTGGACGCCGGTGATTGTGGGCACCGTGTGGGCGAGCGTGAAGCCTGCCCGGTCTTCTGAGCCACAGCAGGCTGATCGCGTGCAGCAGGTGCTCACGCACACCGTGCTGGTGCGCTGGAACCCTGCGCTGGCTGTGCCGCTGGATTCTGCGCAGTGGCGCGTGCGGTACAGCGACCGGCGTTCCGGCCTGGAGCATGTGCTGGCGGTGGTAGGCCCCGGGCGCGACGTCAGCCACAAAGGGCGCTGGATGGTTTTCGATTGTGCTGAGGGGCAAGCTGATGGCCACTGATCTGAAGGAGTGGGGCGCCACGATCGGGCCCATGGTGGCGGAAGTGTTCGGCGACAAGCTGGCACCCAAGAAGCCTGCAAACCGGCACTACGTGTTCGCCAAAAACTGCACCAACGACCACGGCCGGTTCGTGAAGGGTGACAAGGCGCGCGGCGCGTTCTCTGCTGAGCTGGTGGCCTCGTACCTGGCGTGCGGCATCCTGGTGGAGAAACCGCATGGCTGAAACGGTGGTGCAAGGCCTGGCCGAGCTGGATGCAAAGCTCAAGAGCTTGCCCACGCGCGTGGAGGTGAACATCCTGCGCGGCGCCGTGCGGGCCGGGCAGAAGGTGATCGAGACCAAAGCCGAGTCGCTGGTGCCGGTGAGAAAAGGCGAGCTCAAAAAGAGCGTCCGCGTGCGCACGGACTTTCGCGCCCAGCGCCGCGGCTTTGTGCGTGCTGATGTGGTGGCCGGCAATTCCAGCGCCTGGTACGCCGGGCTGATCGAGTTCGGCACCGGCCCCTTCTACAGCGGGCCCGGCATCAGCAGCAAGCGCGCACCGTACCAGATCAAGCCTGTGAAGCGCGAAGGCGCGCTGTATTTCGGCGGGATCATTCGCGAGGCCGTGACCCACCCAGGCATTCGCCCACAACCCTACATGCGTCCCGCCGCCGAGCTGCTGGACGGCCCGGCCCTTGACGCCTTTGTGGGCTACGTGCAGAGGCGTCTACCCAAAGAACTCGCGAAAGCCGGCAAATGATCGAAGAAGCCATCAAGACCACCCTGCGCAACAACCTGGCGCTGATGACCCTGCTGGGTGTGGGCCGCAATGGTGCTGTTGACTTGCTGGACGTGGCGCAGGACACGCGAGCGCCTTACCTGACCTTCAACATGGGCGACGGCCAGCGCATGGGGCGCGGCAACCTGTGCAACACGGGCGAACTGGGCTTGCTTGCGCAGCAGATCCTGATCATGCCCTGGGCAGAGACAGCACCCGAGGTCAAAGCCATCAACGACGCCGCGCGCGCCGCATTGCTTGCCAGCCTGGCCAGCACTGCTGGTGCGAGCGTGCAAAGCATTCAATGGACCGGCTACCGCCCCTGGGCACGTGAGCCGGGCACAAACCTGCTGACACGTGGACAGGTGTTCACGGTGCAGCACATCGAGTAAGCCCGAAAGGCATACATCGCGCCGCCTTCGGGCGGCTTTCTTTTGGCCCGCGTTCCTGCGGGCTTTTTCACTTCTGAAAGGCCCAAGCCATGCAATATTCTGGTTCCGGAACGTGTGTTTCCGTCTCGGCAGCGTCGCCTGCCACTCACGATGGCACCGGTTTCGCTGCCCTCACTTACACCACCGTGGGCGAGCTCGAAACCCTGGGTGAAATCAACATCCGCAACGCGTCGGTGAGCTTTGCCAACCTCTGTACCGGCAAGACCAGCTTGCTCAAGGGCGCAGAAGAAGGCGTGGAGTTCGACATCGGCGTGGCCATGGATCGCGAGGATGCTGGCCAAGTGATCATGAACGCAGCCCGCAAGAGCCTCACGCAGAAGGTCTCTCTGCGCGTCGTCGACAACGCGGGCGACACGGTCTATGTGGAAGCCTACGTGATGGGCGAGCGCGTGGCCGGTGGTGCTGGCGTGAACGACGTTCGCATGAACGTCTATTCCATCGGCGTGATTGCACCACCCACCGGCGACACCGCCGTCGTTGTCCTGGCTGCCTGATCCCGGGCAAGCCACCCCTGAGCACCTACCCGGCGCCTGTCTCTTCCTTCGAGGGGAGAGCGGGCGTTGGGCAAGGGCATGTCCAGCCCCCTCGAAAGAACCCCCATGACCGGCTTCAACCTCCGTTCCATCAAGACCGTCGACCAGTTCGACCTGCCCATCAAAGACCCGGACGGCAACCCCACTGGCGTCGTTTTCCATCTGGCTGGCTCAACGCACCCGGTGCGCAAAGCACTGGACCAGGCCAAGGCCCGAAAGATGATCAACGAGGCCAACAAGACCGGCAAGGTCAAGCTGCCAGACCCAGCCGATGCCGAGGCCACCCGGCCCAAAGACCTCGCGCAGTGCACGCTGGGGTGGTCCAACTACGTGGATGAAAACAGCGCCCCTGTGCCCTTCAGCACAAAGGCCGCAGAAGAGCACTACAGCGACCCCGAAATGCAGTGGCTGACCGACCAGGTGGATGAAGGCCTGGGAAACAAGCAGCTCGCTACGAAGCGCGTCGCCGCGAGCTGATCGAGCAGCTGGAGCTGTACGCGCGCCAGCTCGCCTGGCTGAACTCGCCCATCGACCCCAAAGACCACAAAAGCCGCAGCCGCCTGGAGCTGCGCAAGGAAAAAGACGTGCCCCTGGGCCTGCCCGGGGTGGAGGCCGAACACCTGCTGCAGGTGCTGCGCAGCGTGCGGTTCTCACACGCGGCGGGCATGGGGGTGGCGCCTGTCTCTGCCCTTGAGCTGATGGCCTGGTGCCAGGGTATGCAGCACCCGCTGGACCCCTGGGAATTCGAGGCAGTGCGCTTGGCATCAGCCGCGTACTGCGCGCAGCTGTCCAGCGACGACGACCGCGAACCGAACTTTGTGCCCGACGAAACCAAACCGCTCAGCCCTATCAGGCAGTTGGCGGAAGCCCTGAACAAGCCCAAGAAAGCAGCGAAATGAAGATCTCTACCCTGACGATCGAGATGGCCGCCAACGTGGCCCGCTTGCGTCAGGACATGGACCGTGCGCAGAAGACGGTGGACTCAGCCATGGGCAAGATCACCAAAGCGGCTCAGGGCGCTGCGGTGGCCTTTGCTGCGATTGGCGTCGGCCTGTCTGTGTCGGCCCTGACTGGCTGGATTCGTGGCGCCATCGATGCGGCTGATGAAACCTCAAAGCTGGCGCAGAAAGTGGGCCTGCTGACCCGTGAAGTTGCCGGCATGCAGCTTGCATTCAGGCAGGCGGGTGCTGGCGATGATCTGCAAAAAACACTGGCACGCCTGAGCCGAGAAGCTGCAGAGGGCAACGAAGCCTTCGAGTCCATGGGTGTGAGCCTTCAAGGGGCGGACGGGAATCTCAAGAGCACCCGCGTGCTGCTTGGCGAGGTGGCCGACAAGTTCGCCAGCTACCGTGATGGTGCTGAAAAAACCGCGTTGGCTCAGGAGTTGTTCGGCAAGAGTGGTGCAGACATCATCCCACTGCTGAACGCCGGAAGCGCAGCGCTGGACGAATACGACCAGATCGCCGAGCGGCTTGGTTTGACTCTGGACGAAGAGACCACCAAGGCCGCCGAACGCTTCAATGACAACCTCGATTTGGTTGGGCAACGGGTTCAGGGCGTCGCGCGCCAGATCGCCACCGGGCTTCTGCCTGTGATGGTCGAGCTTTCGGAAATCATGAGCGAGGCCGCGCAGGAGGGTACCAACTTCGAGGAGGTGGGACTCAACCTGTCGACAGTCTTCGAGACCCTCGCCGTCCTGGGTTTGAACACCAGCTTCGTGCTCAAGCAGATCTATCTGGACGTGCAGGGCCTGGGGAAAATCTCCAATGAGTTCTTCACCGGCAACTTCAGCGGCGCCCTTGATGCAGCGAAAGAGATCGGCGATAGGTGGGCAACTGCTGGAGACCAGGTAGAGAGGGCGTCAGCCCGCATCCTAAACGCTCGGAAGGTCGCCGCCGCTGGAGAGCTTGATGAGCCATGGGTCAAGCGTCTGAAGGCTGGTTATCAGCCTGGCTCCAACACTGGTGGCACCACTGCGCCCATCGTTACTACTGGTGGG